GAATTTAGATATTATATTATCTGCCCATCACTTAACTAGAGAAGGTTCTAAGTTTAAAGAAACAAGGTATGAAGAAAATCATATTGCTGGTTCTATTTCTATTATTAGAAATGTACAAGTTGTACTTGGATTAAATAGTACAAGGGAAGAAGATGAGAATGGTATCCAACGTTGGGAAATTGTAGTTCAAAGGGATGGGGTACCAAAAGGTAGGGTTGTATTTAATGTTGATTTATCAAGGCAACGTATGAAAGAGTTAACAAAAGAAGCTAGGGAAAAATATGATGAAACCATGGGGGTTTACCTTGAAGAACTTATAAACAAGGCTTATAATTCATTTGATGATTCTGATAATAAGAAAGGTGGGAATGGTAAACCAAAGCAAGTAAACCCAGTAGCCGACAAAGATAAATATCAAAAAAGAGGTGGTGATATATGAGTAGATTAACTAGAGATACACAACGTAAATTAAATGCTTATTTTAAAACTAGGTTAGGCGCTGTTGATTATAATCATGGTTGGTTAAAATCTGATTGCCCTCATTGTGGAAAACACCAAAAGTTTGGAATTAATTTATCACAGAATAGGACTAATTGTTTTGTATGTGGGGAAAAATTAAGTCCAATAAATTTAGTAATGATGTTAGAGGGTTTTCAAACCTTTTCTGAAGTTACTCAACTTTTAAACTCTGGTGAATTTTATGATAGAGATTATAAAGAATCTAATGTATCATTAAAAACCACTGAATCAAATATAAGACTACCAGAAAATTTTGTATTATTTGGTTCACCAGATAACAGTTATGTTGGTAAAGCAGCTAGGGCTACTTTAATTAATAGAGGTTTTGATGTAGATTATGTCAGAAGTTTAGGGTGGGGTTATTGTAATGACGGAGAATACCTTGGTTATATGATTATACCATTTATAAATAATAATAAACTGGTATACTTTAATGCAAGAAGATTAATAGGTTCAGGACCACGATATAATAATCCAAAGAATCAAGATAATGAAATTGGTAAAAGTTATATTATATATAATGAAGATGCTCTAGATCTTTATAAAAAGGTTTATTTATGTGAGGGTGCTATTAATGCAACTACTATGGGTGAACAAGGTATATCATCTGGTGGTAAAGATATATCAACCTATCAAATTAATAAGATTTTAAAAAGTCCGGTTGAAAGAGTTGTAATTATGTTTGATTCTGAATGGTTTGCAAAATTAAAAGCTATTGAAGTTGCTTTACAATTGGTTCAACTTAAAAAAGTAAAAGTTGTATTTTTTCCACCAGGTAAAGATGTTAATGACCTTGGTAGAAAGAAATCTAAGATCCTGGCAAGAGAAACACCATATATGAATTATAATGATTTAATAAAACTAAAAAATAAAGTAGACAATGAAAAGAATACCATCCATCCATATTAGAAAAGATGATTTAGAAAAAGTATTAAGACTACATGGGCCAATTACACTCGAGAATATTGATGATATGTTAAAAATCTGTAGAAGATATTCTCTAGAAACTCGTAGTATATTTATTGATTCTAAGATAGAAAAACAAAAAATAGAAAAACGTATAGATACTCCAACTGGTGATGCTAATTTGTTAAGTGATATAATTTATTCTGTTAGAGTAAGTTTAAAACATATTGGAGTAACTAAAATTAAACAAGGTGATAACCAATGGTCTTCATTAAAGGGTTTAGTATCAGTAGTTAATGAATATTGTAATACTAGAGATATACCTAAAAAAGAGGGTTACACAAATTTTGTAAGAACTGGCTTAGAGTTACTAAATAATGGTAAGAAAAAACCTAATTATGCTTTTATATGTAATAACCTATTGCAAATGGCTGATACTATAGCTTGGGAATTAGAAGCAAAATATCTAATTGCTAATGACCAAGCACCAGAAGCTACAGCAGCCTTACATAATGCTTATGTAAGAATGGTATCAGATAGGACTGGTATTTATCAAACATATAATAAAAATCCAAATGATTATATTAATTTTATTAAAGCTAGAGATGTAGCAGATAGTTTAAATATTGATTATGAAGATTACGTATTCTGTCACTTTAAATATCTAGAATTTTGTGGTGGTATACCAAAGATAACTGATCTTCATGGTGAGAATGCTACTAAAAGGGTGATACCATATTTATCAGAAGCACCAAATGTAAAAAAAGATACTCCTAAGATAGATTGGAGTTCATTTAAAAGTAAAAGATCATGATAAAAATCAAAATAAAAAACTCAAATCAATGTCAGTTAGATGATTGGGATTATGGTGGAAAAGAAGATAAAATAGTCAGAAAATTATTTGAAGACTTTTCAATTAAACATCCAAACGCTTATTATATAAAATTAAGATCTAAAGGTAATTGGGATGGTATAGTACACTATATAAATAAAGGTGGTTATTTTAACATTGGTTTACTTAAAACTGTATGTAATAAACTAGATGAATATCAAGCTAAATATATAGTAGAAGATTTAAGAAGACCACTTGGAGTAAAAATAAAAATACCAACTAAAGTTGGGAATTTGGAATTAAGAGATAGACAATTGCAAGCAGTAAAAACATTACTATCTAATGAGGTTGCTGGAGTACCATTCTTAATATGTTCAGCTAATTATTCTGTTAACTTTGGTAAGTCATTAGTATTTTGTGCAATTCATAAAGCTTTTCAATTTAAGTTAAAAACAATACTTCTATTAAATGATGCTACTCTATTTGATCAGTTCAAAAAAGAGATACCATTATTATTACCAGAAGAGAATATAACATTTGTTCAAGGTGGTAAAGTTATAAAGTGGTCTAATTTTACTGTAGCTATGGTACAATCAGTAGCGCAGAATATTAAAAAATATGAACAAGAGTTAATATCATTCGATGTAGTATTGTTAGATGAAGCTGATGTGATAGATAATAATACCTATTCTACAGTAATTAAAAGATTATATAATTCTATAGTTCGTATTGGGTTAAGTGGTACTTTATATGCTAATAATTTAAAGAAGTTTATTATTCATAATATGAATGTTAAGTCATTTATAGGTGAAATGGTAGACGAAGTAAAATTAATTGATCAGATGAAAGCCGGATTTTCAACACCAACAATAGTGAAAACCGTTGAATTGCCAAGTCACAAATACAATAAAGATGATTTAAGAATACCAGACTATTTAGAACAATATAATGCTGTAGTTATCAAATCACAACCATCATATGATATTATTAAGAAGAGATTAGATTTTAACTTAAAATATGGTAGAAAACCCTTAATAGTAGTGGCTAAATACATAGAACACTGCGAATTGATATATGATTTCTGTAAAAAGAATTTTAATTTAAAGATGGGGATAGTCCATGTAGATATTAATAAGAAAGTAAGACAAAAAACTTTAGATGATTTTAGGGATGGTAGAATAGATATTTTAATAACTACAAAGATTATATTTAGAGGTAAGAACCTACCATTACTAAAATATGTATTGAATGTTTCATCAATGGACTCAAAGGAAGGTACTATTCAATTACTTGGCCGTTTAGTTAGAAAAAACAATGATAAAAATAAGGCTTACATAGATGATATATTATTCCCAGGCACTTACCTTCAAAGACATGGTAACCATCGGAAAAATTATTATCTAAGTGAAAAACTTAAAGTAATACAACTACCACGTGACAAGAAAAAAAGACGTAGAAAACACCTAAAAGATAATTCAAAAACTATTAAAAAATAAAAATTAATATGAAAAAAAATGAAAGAGACCTATTAGAACCTGTTGACATTACAGCAATAGGTTCAGATAAAGACCCTTGTTTTGGAAAAGGTTATGATTTAAGAACTAAAGAATGTCAATCCTGTGGTGATTCAGAACTTTGTGTTATGAAAACTTCACAAAAACTAGGTAAAACTAGAGAAGAGTTAGAAGCTAAGAATGAATTTTTAGATTCTGCTTCATTGGATAGTGATAGTATTAAAAAGTTTATGAGAAAACTTAAAAGGAATGAATTATCTAAAAAAGAGATTTTGGACAAAACACAAACCAAATATGAGTTATCTCGTAAAGAAGTAAGAAAACTTTATAAACAATTAAAATAACTATGAACATTCAATTTTTAAAAATTAGAGATGTAAAATCTCCTCAAAGATCAAGTTCTGAAGAAGCTGGTATAGATTTCTTTATACCAACCCTAACCAATGATTTCTTTAAGTCACTTAATGAGTGTAACCCATTGCATGGTAGACAATACACGATATTAAATAGACCTGGTATGGAGCCAGAGATAGAATTACTTTCTGGAGGTAGGATATTAATACCATCTGGTATCAAGGTATTTTTACAACCATCAACCTGTCTACAAGTAAATAATAAAAGTGGGGTTTCTACAAAAGAAGGTTTAATTTATACTGCCCAAGTAGTTGATTCTACTTATTATGGAGAAGTTCATCTTGGGGTAGCAAATATTTCTAAAAAATCAGTTTATTTAACTGGTTCAAAGAAATTACTACAGATGGTACATTTACCAATAATTTTATCAGAAATGGAAGAAGTTGGATTGGATGAATATAATGATCTTATTACTAATAGACCTTCTGAACGTTTGGATAAAGGTTTTGGCTCAAATTTTGAAAACTTTAAAAACTAAAAAATAAATGGATTCAAGAGACATCAAAGAAGAACCAAGAATTGATAATCAATTCTTAGAAAGTATGTTCCTTATGCAAGAGGACTTAATCAAAAGTTATGTTAGGATAGAAAGTATTCCAGCACCACCAATTGATATTAATACAAAAAAATCACAATCATTAATTAAGGATTTCTCTGCCCGTATCGTAGAAGAATTATCAGAAGGTTTTGAAAGTTATGAAGCTATCTTTAAAAGTCTAGAAGATAATCAACTGTATTTTAATAGGACACCAAGAGATTTTGAAGCTTTAGTAAAAGATTTTCAAAATTTACAAAACTTAAGTGAGGAATTATCTGATGCAATACACTTCTACTTGGAGTTATTGATCTATGTAAATATTGGACCATCCGATATATTAAGTTATATTGAAAAGTTTGTCCCAGAAGTGGTTTTAGAAAAATCATTATTTCAAGAAATTCTTGAAGATGTAATGGACACTGGTGCTATACTTATTAAAAATAAATATCCAGAAATAGATATTTATAGACAATCTATTAATCAGATAGATCTATACCAAATAGCTGAAGATTTTACTTTTAAAGTAACACATCATAAATTAAAAACTCTTGGGTCTGTATTAACAATGAATGGTTTGATGGTACATCAATGTATATTGTGGGACATCACACACCATATTAATATAGCTAGGAATTTTTTAAAGAATAAACCATGGAAACAAACTCAGATGTTAACACAGGAATCGGCATTCCAGGGTGAACTAGTACTTGGGTTTATTATTCTAATGGGGTATCTTAAAATATTAGGTGGTAATCCTGAATTGGTTTACTATATTTATTTTAAGAAAAATTTAGTAAATAGGTTTAGAATTGAATCTAAGTATTAGAGATGAGATTTTCTAATTTTATGGAAGCATGGGAGGTTATCAATTTAATGGTAATCTCCCCTTCTTTTCTTCAAAAGAAAAGGTATCAGGTAATTGAACAGCCAAGGGCTAAATATTTTTATAATGTTACATTTGAAGTATTAGATCCTAAAGTTGATCCAAAATTTGACTTTGGTAGACATTTTAACTATACTATGTCAAAATGGACAAGTCTAGTAAAAAATTATGTAGATATAAATATTCTTTCAGAATTTAAAAAAGAAATTCTAGATAATAATAAAAAGGTCTACAATTTATCATACCAATTCACTAATATACATAAGCACGGGAAACAATGTTTAATATCTTTTACAGTAACTAAAAAGCCATTAAAAAATAGCAAACCACAATTATCTGTTTACATGAGGGCTTCAGAAGTAACTAAAAGGTTGATATGTGATTTCCTATTAATACAAAGGATAGGTGAATACCTATTTGATGGTAAAGAGTTTACTGTAGTATTTAATATAGTTCAAATGTTTAATGATGAAACGGTATTACTGATGTTTCATTCATATAAAGATATCAGACCATTTTTAAAAGAAAAAATTAAAAAGTATGGTGATGAAGCTAGGTCAGAAATTGCTTTACTAAAACATTTAGATGAGTTTGAAAAGAAGAACCCTAAAGATGTTAAATATAAAGTTCATAAAAGAGCTTTAAAAGTATTAAGGCCAGATCTCTTTAAATATCCTAAAACATTAGCTTCTAACTGTATACTCCCAATAAATTAAGGTTAAACTATTTTTTATTAAATAAAATAAAATGAACCAGTTTAAAAAAATTAAATTAGTTGAGTCCTTTGGAACAACTATCATTGAAGTTAAAGATTCTAGAATTGAATCAGATACACTAGTAATTATTATTGATTCAACCAGGCCAAAGGAATTTGAACCACACAACCATTTAGGTAAACCAATTAAAGATGATGAATTTATAGATATTTTAAAACTTAAAGAAGATAACAATGAGTAGAATTTATGCAAACTGTTACGAATTAATGTCTGAAACGGCTCGTAACTTATGGGAAATGGGTGAAATAGTAACACCTAAAACTTATCAAAACAAAATAATTGAAGGTAAAGAAGAGTTTATTACTAAAGAGTTAATCTGTGAACAATATAGATTAACATCTCTTAAAGATGAAGAAGCTTTATTTGCTTATGATGAACAAAGTTGGCCATGGGCTAAAGCTGAACTAAGAGAACGTATTGGAATGAGACCAGTTAATCCAGGTGAAGCTTATCTTGAAAGAAAACACCTATGGGAAGAATTTTTAAATGAGTTTGGTAAATTTGATTACACTTATGCTGAAAGATTTAACCATAGGGATAATTTTGAAAGGTTGATAGATTTATTAAAAATGGACCCAGATTCTAGACAAGGTATTTTACCAGTATTTAGCTTAGATGACCCATGGAATGCTGGTGGTATTAAAAGAATCCCATGTTCTATGTATTATAGCTTTTTAATTAGAAAAGATGCTAATGGTGAACCACGATTACATATTAATTATCACCAACGTAGTTGTGACTTTGTTGCCCACTTTGGTAATGATGTTTGGTTAGCTTTTAAAATCATGGAATATGTAGCTGGCAGATTAAATATTAAACCAGGTTATTTAACACATACTATTGATAGTTTACATACCTACAAGAGAGACTGGTTAAAATTAAAACAATCAATCAACGAACTTTAACAAATGGCAAAAGATAAATTATCTAAATACTATGTCATTGATAGTGATGATGATTTAGATAGACTTATTCAGGCTTGTAAAAAAACTAAAGTTATTGCATATGACTTTGAAACTACAGGCCTGAAGAAGTTTAATAAAGACTTTAAAGCAACATTACTATCAATAACATTTCAAGCAGGTAGTTCTATCATTATACCATTACTTCACCATGAAAGAACACCAAAACAACAAAAACAAGGTTTAAAATGGCTAGAAAAATTTGGTAGAGAAGTTTTAGAAAATCCACTAATTACTAAGTATGCTTGGAATATGAAATATGATAACCAAGTGTTACGTCTATATAATATCTATATTAGAGGTACTTTAGTTGATGGTATGTTAGCTAAATATACACTTGATGAATCAAAGCCAAATGATTTAAAAAGTATGGTTGTTAGGTATTTACCTAAAAAAGCCGGTTATCAAAAAGAATCAAATTTTGATAAATGGCCATGGGATAAAAAACCTTGGAATTTGTTAACTGCTTATGCTTCTACTGATACTGATTGTACTTTTCAATTATGTACTTTTTTTGAAAAAAGGCTAATTGAAGAGGGTTTCTATCCACTATTTAGAAATTTAATCATGGCTGCTTCCAGAGTTTTAACCAATGTTGAATACCATGGATTACCAATTGATTGGGAATTTAATAAGTCTCTAGAGGTTAAATATTCAAAACTTATAGAAGACTTAAATAATGAAATTAGAACTCTACCAGCTATTGTAAAATTTCAAAAAAGGTATAATAAACACAGGGTTACAGAATATATTTCAAAATTAGAGTCAACTTTAGAAGACCTTAGAAATGAGAAAATCATCATGAAGAGGGCTACAAAACCAGACTTAAATGAGATCAATAAAATTGATAAAAAAATTAAATCAATTGAAACTAGAATTTCTAATGTTTTAACTGGTGTTTATACTAATAAAACTGAAAGAGAATTATTAAGGTTGATTAATTTTGGATCTACCCAAGAAATGGTTAAACTTCTATATGAAGCTAAGTATGGTTTAAAGTTACCAATTCTGAAATATACTAAGAATAAAAACAAGAAAAACCGTGGTAGTAAGAATGTAAAAAAGAATCCAAGTACTGATGAAGAAGTTTTACAAAAACTAATTAAGGAGGGTCATGATGAATCTGGGTTCATAACCAAACTATTAAAGCTTAGAGATTATGAACATAATATGAGTACTTTCATTTTAGGTTATCAGTCATTTAGACAAGATGATAATAAGATGCACGGCTCATTTCATATCCATGGTACAGTTACAGGTAGGTTAAGTAGTAGTGAACCAAACCTACAACAAATCCCAAAGAAAGAGGTTAACCCAGATATTAAAAAACAATACATCACTCCAAAAGGTATGTTGTTTTTCTCCTATGACTACTCACAAGCAGAATTAAGAATGATGGCTCATCTATCTGGAGATGAAACATTACTTGAAGCTTTTAGAACTGGAAAAGACCCACACTTATTAATAGCTTGTAAGAAATATGGCTTTGATTATGATAAGATTTACCCAATCTATAAAGATGAAACCCACAAAGATTATAAGATATGGAAAGTAAGGAGGAAACAAGCAAAACAAATTGTATTTGGTACTATCTATGGTATTGAAGCTTTAAAACTATCACAACAGTTATCAGATCCTAAAAACAATATTATTGTAACTGAAGCAGAAGCTCAAAAATTCTTAGATGAGTTCTTTGCTGATTATCCAAAAATTAGGAAGTTTATTGAGAAACAAGGTAGGTATATGGAAAAACATGGTTATGTATTTTCAGTGTTTGGTAGAAAACGTAGATGTCCTACTATTTATTCTGATAAACCATGGGAATACAGTGAAGCTAAGAGACAAGCTGTAAATGCACCATGTCAATCTGCTGGTAGTGATATGGCTTTATTTGCAAGTATATTACTTGATAGAAAAATGAGAAAAGGTCAATTACCAAGAATGCCAGAGGTATCAACAGTACATGATGCTTTATATCACTTTGCTTATCCAGAATACTTAAACCCATATACAGTTCATAATTTCCATAAGATCTGTAAAAACCCAAATACTAAAAAATATTTTGGATTTAGTATAGATGATGTTTCTATGGAAGTAGACTTCAAGGTTGGTAGAACTCTAGAAGAAGAACTACCTTATATCCCTGGTTATGACTATTCTAAATTACTTTCACCAGATTTCTCACCAGATGAGTATCTAAAACTTGCTAATGAAACAAATGATATTAATCCTGAAGATTATCCAAAACATTATCCTCAGTATTTTACCAAAGAATTTCAAAAGTCTTTCAAAAAACAATATACCAAGATATTTAATACAAGATGATAAAAGATTTTAAAAATGATGTTATTAAATTGAAATATAAGGGTAGTATAATAACTATAAACATAACTAAAGAATTACAAATTTCTACTAACCAATTAAATAATGAATTAAAAGAATCTCCCTCTAATTATGCTTTTCTTTGTCTCATTAGAGATGAATACATTTATAAAAGGGATCTTCTTGAAAAAGAAAAAGATCAGGCTTATGCAGAATCATGGATTTTCTATAAAGAAAGTAATAACCTAGTAAATGACATGGTTGATAAGAAAGCTTTGACTAATGCTAATTTTGTTCGTAAGAATGAGAAGTATTTAAAAGCTGTATACAAAGCTAATCAATTAATATCAATTTGCAGAGCTTATGAATCAAGAGAAAAATTATTACAAACTGTCTCATCAAATATGAGAAAAAACCAATAAAATTATGAACTATAAACTAAAGTTTTTAAACGAAGAAGAGTTACAAAAAGTAAGAGAAAACCTCAGAGGTATATTACCAGCTGACAAAGTATTAATTATCTCACCTAAAGCTTATAAGAGTGGTAGCGGTATTATTATAAAGCAAGATACTGATGCTTTACCAAGAAAAGGTCAAATAATCCAATTACCAAATCAAATAACTGAAATATTTGAAGGGTTTAAGGATATTTTAAAGGTTGGTCAAATAACAACCTATGGGATGTATGCTGGCAAGGAATTAGTAATGGATTATTTAAACATCCCAGATCAGAAAGAGTATACTATTTCTGTATTGAGTTTGAATGAGATTATGTATATTGAACAATTAAATAACGACGACTATGAAGGTTAGTAAACAAACAAAAAAGAAACCATCAACCTCTATGACCACTAGAGAAAGGATGATGAAAAGAAAAGAAGATTTAGCAAAAAGAAGTGGTAAAGGACTAATTTTTCCAAAAACTGGAACTCTAAGAGTTAGAATTAAAAATCCTGGAGACGATCAAGAAATTGGTATTGAAGTAATACAATTTTATTTAGGTCAAGAATTAGGTGGTGTTATTTCACCAGCTACATTTGATGAACCTTGTCCATTTATGGAAATGTATGATGAACTAAAATCTTCAAAAAATTCCAAAGATAAAGCTTTAGCTGGTAAACTGGTACCAAAACGTAAATATGTTATTGGTGGTGATGTTTATAAAGATGATAAGGGTAAAGAAGTTGACACAGATAAAATCAATAGAGGTATTTTAATACCAAGAGGGGTTTATCAAGATATAATTGATTTATACTTGGATGAAGATGAATGGGGTAATATGACTGATCCTATTGATGGTTATGATATTAAAATCAATAGATCTGGTTCTACTATGACTGACACTTCTTATTCGGTTACTCCATGTAGTAAAAAACCCTTACCAAAAGATCGAAAAGGAAACATTGATTTGGAAGCTATTGTAAGAAAAGAGATTAAAACTTATGATGAGTTAGAAGAATTATTAGGAAAATATATGGTTACTATAGGTGATGATTTTGAAGATGAAGAGGATGATGAACCAAAAAAGAAAAAAGACAAAAAGAAAATTAAAGTCCGTCGTTAGTTAAGTTCATTTTTAATTTGAAAGAAGCTCATACAATTTAGTATGGGCTTTTTTTATCCTAAATTCTAAAATATGGGTAAAGTAAAAAAGAAGAGTGGTTTAAAGGTGTTATCATCTGGGCAACTCAATAAAAAGTATGGTTTAGCTCTAAATTTAGTAGCTTCACAAATAAAAGAACATGGTCTTCATATACCAACAAGATTTTTATCATTCAATTACTTAGTAGGGTTTGGTTTACCTTATGGTAAAGTAATTGAGTTTATAGGGATGGAATCATCTGGTAAAACATTAGCTGCATTGGATGCTGCTTACTGTACACAACAGTTGGGTGGTCATGTAATTTGGATAGATGCTGAACAATGTTGGCAAAATAGCTGGGCTGAACAAAATGGTTTAAACCTTGAACAAGTAACTGTTTTAAGTGATACCAGAATTGAAGTTATTTCTGATGCTATTGCAGATTTATCAATCTACTTAAGAAGTACTTTGACTCACAATGAGCCAATACTATTAGTATTAGATTCAGTAGCTGCTACAGATTGTGAAGATAATATTAATTCTACAATGGTTGATAGTAAGGCAGATATGGGTAATAGAGCAAAAGCTATTTATAAGATGTTACGTATCAGAAATGAATTACTATATAAACTTGGCATTACACAAATCTATGTAAACCAGATTCGAGAAAAATTAAATGTAGGTTTTGGTCAAATGGATAATAACACTACACCTGGTGGTAAAGGTTTAGCTTTTTATGCTGCAATTAGAGTAGCTTTTTTTGGTGGTAAAACTCTAACAATTAAATATAAAGGTAAAGATCGTAAAACTGGTAGATTAGTAACAATAAGGGTTATAAAAAATAAAGTGGCCCCACCAAGGGCTACCATCTCTAAAGCCCCAATGTATAATAATCCTAAATATCATGAAGTTGGTTTTGATAGGTATTTTGGTTTAGAAGATGTTCTATTAGAACTAGATGTAATATCTAAATCCAATGGGGGTGTTTATAAGTATCATGGAAAAGTACTATGTAGGGGTGAAGAGAAATTTAGACAACTATTAGAAGATGATCCAAAACTTCGAAGAAAATTATTAGAAGAAGCAAATATCAATACAATTAAAACAACACAAAAACTCATTGATGGCTTAGAAGTTAATCTATTCCCAGTTTCTGATGAAGATTTGGAATATGAAAAACATGATGAAGCTGAAGATGATGATGATTTTGAAGATGAAGAAACGGAGTAAAGAAAATGACCTATTAATGTTAATAGATGGTAGTAACTTAGCCTATAGATCTTATTATAGGTTTAAGAAATTAAAATTTAAAAACATTTCTACTGGTTTAGTTTTTGGATTTTTAAGACAACTATGGATCTATATAACCAGGTTTCAACCAAATGAAGTAATAGTTATTTTTGATACAGCTAAATCTAAAAAAACCAACTTCAGAAATAAGTTATTACCAACTTACAAAGGTACTAGAAAACAAGATATATCATTTAATATTGAAGACTTTAATAAACAAATCATAATGGTAAGGAAGATCCTTCGAAGATTGGGTATTAAAGTTGTTTGGGATAACAAGGGTTTAAAACATGAAACCGATGATTACATAGCCTATTATACCCAAATACATGAAGGTAAATGTATAATAGTATCTGGTGATAAAGACTTTTGTCAATTGATTAGTCCAAAGGTTAAGATGTTAAAAGTTCAAAGTGAAAAAGATCATATAATATACCCATCAAATTGTAAAGAGATTATGGGTGTAGAAGCTAATCAATTTGCTGATTATTTAATGTTAGTAGGGGATAATTCTGATAACATTAAAGGTTATTTTGGTATAGGTGAAGTAAAAGGTCAACAATTCTTTGAACAATTCAAATCAATAAAAAGTTTTCTATTTACCCATGATGCTGAGTTTAAAGGTATTGACAAAGATGGGCTTAGAGACCTATATCAAAGGAATAAATACTTGGTGGATCTTAAAAAAGCTTTAAAGAAATACCCAATTAAAGAGATACCACTAATTAAACCTAGACAATTTAACTATGATAAGATTACAGCTATGTTTGAAGAATATGGCTTAAAGTCTTTTACTCTTGATGATTTTATAAACCCATTTAAACAACTACAAAATGAAAATAATGATGGTAGGTCCATCAGGGATCGGAAAAACAACTTTAGCAAAAAGAATAAGTGAAATTACCGGTATACCATTTGTTTCTGGATCATACTCAGAATTAGTACCAGTAACTAAAGAGGTTTCACATGAAGATATGATAAAAACTAATCCACAACAAATCATACAACAAGATAATGAATTATTTACCAAAAGGTGTCAACTATATAATACTTATGAACAGTTTATATCAGACAGATCATTTGTTGATAACATAACTTATTTCATCAATAAATTATCTTATCAAATTGATGTTGTAGATATGGATTCTTTCATTGACTCTTGTATTGAAGCTACAGAGAAATATGCTACCCACCTAATCTTTATACCATTCAGAGTAGAAATGATGGATGAGTTTAAAATTGAAGATAATTCAAAAAGAATCATAAACCCATGGTATCAATTACAGATAAGTAGTATTATGACTACTGTGATTACACAATGTTTGGATAAGAGGTTTACTACTAATGACAATTATGTATCAATGGTCTCAAAAGAAGATGGTGGTATAAAAGTCTTAGTATTACTATCAACTGACTTTGAAGAAAGGTTAAAAACTACTTTAAATTTTATAGAATGGAAAGAAAAGTAATAGGAATAGCTTTCTCTGACTTACATATCCATGATTATAGTAAATTCAATAAAAATAATAGCCGGACAATTAATCATTTTGATGTCATTACACAAGTACTTGATATCTGTGGTGATTATAATTGTCCAGCTTTTTTTATTGGAGATTTATTCCATAGGCCAGAGTTTATAACACAGAACTTACTAAAACAAACAATTCAATTTTTTAAAGATAAACAAGGTCAATGGCCTATTTATTGTATAGGTGGTAACCATGATACTCCATACGTAACAACTATTGATGGTGAACAGGTTAACTATATAAATACTTTATCTTTAATATTTCCAAACTTAATAAAAACAGTTCATAACAAAACTATTAAGTTAAATGTTAACGGCAAAAAGTTTGCTATAACTGGTCTAAATTATATTGACCACAATGTTGGAGTAAATAAATGGCTTAAAGAATATAAAGCTGAGAGAGACACTATATGTATGTTACATACTGACTACCAAGGTGCTAAAGATACTGATGGGTCTCAAATTGATTCAGTAGAAAACTTAAATACAAACTTATTAAAATCTTTTAAGTTAGTATTATTAGGCCATATACATTTACCACAAAAATTAGGTAAAAAAACCTATATGGTCGGAGCTCCATTACAACAAAGGCGAACTGATAAGAATTGTGAATCTTTAGGGTATTTGGTTATTTATGATGATTTTTCTGTAGAATGGAAAAAATTTAATAAACAATATCCACGATTTATAGATGTTTCTAGTGAAAAAGATATTAAAGATGATGGAAATTACTATACATTAATTGAAAAATCACTAGAGAACTTCGAAAAAGTTGAAACTTCTCATGGGATTGAAAAAAATCTATCAAAAACAAAAATAGCCAAAAGGTATTTAAGACATAGGGGTATTAAAGACGAAGGCAAGAAGAAAATTTTAATTAAAGTTTTAAAAGACTCAGAATGATTTCATTTGGTAATTTAACAGTAGAAGGGTTTTGTTCTATTATATCTCAAACTACCTTTAATTTAGATAACAAAGGTATTATTGTAATTAGAGGTAAAACGGGTTCAGGTAAAACAACTATTTTATCAGCTTTGGTATGGGTTTTATATGGTATCAATTTAAAAGAAGTATCAGATGTAAATACCTGGCCTAAGTATCAACCAAAGGATTATCAAGGTACTATGGTATCTATATACTTTAAAGTTGATGGTAAATTATATAAAATTATAAGATGCCAAAATTATAAAGGTAAAGTAAATGGGGCTAAAGGTAAAGACAACCTATTCTTCTTTGAAGATGGTGTATTGACTAAAATAAAGGGTAGGAAGAATATTCAAAGAGAAATTGAAAAAACTTTAAAACTAAGTTATAGAGTTTTTATTAGTAGTGTTTTGTTTGGACAGGGGTTAAAGAGACTGATAAATGAGACTAATAGTGATCAGAAAGCTTTATTTGAAGAAATTTTTGATGTATCATATACATCACAAGCTAAGAATAAAGCTATGGAGATGTATAAGGTAGATAAAAATATCTTAGGCGTTTTAAGTGAAAAAAAGGCCGTTTTAGAAGCCAGTTTAAATGCTTATAAAGATAATTATAAAATGTCTAAGATTGAATCTAAGAGATTTGACTCCCAACAAAAAGAAGAGTTAGATAAACTTAATTCAAGATTAAATAATTATAATAAAAAGTTAGAAGAGTTAAAAAATGATTTTAACATTAATTTATTAAGTAAATTAAAGACTAAGGTAGAACAACTTTCAGTAAAGATTACTGAAATAAATAAAGCTTATAAAGAGAGTATGGAGTTTGAAGATATACCTATAATTGACTTAGTCAGTGAAGTTATAGATCTTCTAGAAAAGAAAGAGTATAAAACTTGCATCGGCAAACTAAGAGGAATTCAAGGCGCATTAGTAAGTGCCCAAAGGCTAAATGAAAAAAAGGAGGCTTTACTCTCAACACTATCTAAGAAAAAAACCAAGTTGAATAAGCTAGTCTTTAATCAAACTGAAATAATATATAATGAGAAACAAATAAAAACCATTAAAGCTGATATATTCGAACTTCAATGTAAAAAGCCATCAAAAGTAAAAACTGAACTTTTAGATAAAATCAAACAGATTGAAGATGAACTAGAAGAAGTAAATATTTTATATGAACCTCAACTAAAAAAGGTTGAAGATATCAAATGGGTAATAGATGATGCCTTAAGTAACCATGGTATAAAAGCTTACTTATTTGAATCATCACTATCAAGCTTAAATAAAATATTGGACTCATATAGTGATGTTCTAGAGCTTAATATTCAATATATGATTGATACTTCTACTAAGAAAAAAGATTTTACTACTGTTATTAGGTTTGAAGGTCAAACAGTACTATATGAAGAATTATCTGGTGGACAAAAGCAATTAGTACATTTGGCAATGGCTTTTGCAGTGAATCAACTTGTTACAACTGATCTTGGTTTAAATATAGCTTTTTTAGATGAAATATTTGAAAACTTGTCTGAAGATAAAATCGATGTAGTAGTAAATTTGATAAGACATATCTATAAAGATAAGAGTCTATTCATCATTACACACCAAGATACTTTACCAATACCTTCATCAAAAACATTATATACAAAGAGAAATAAAGGCCTTTCATCTTATAATTATTAAACCGACTATTATAAACTATAAAATCTAAGTTAGATGAGAAAGAACAGTAAGAAAAAAGGAAACAGGTTTGAAAGAGTAGTTTGTAAGTTCTGGGAAGACTGGACTGGCTATGAATTTCAAAGAGTACCACAATCGGGTGGTTTAAGATGGAAGAATACTTCTGATATAACCTCAGATGTTATTTGTACTGACAAAAAACATTCTAGAAGATTCCCTTTTAGTATAGAATGTAAATCACACCAGGATATTAGGTTTGAACACAGTCTTTTGCAATTAAAAACTGCAAAAATAAATGACTTCTGGGCTCAAACTAAATCTGATGCTAAAAGAGGTAATAAACTACCAATCTTATTTATGAAATATAATGGAATGCCAAAAGATGAGATGTTTGTATGTATCAGCTTTAAATCAGCATATCCATTAACATTAACATCTAAGAAACCTTATTCAATTATAAATAATTTTGGTGAAGATAAAGAATCAGTAGTTATTATGATGGCTTCTGATATTCTTGAAAACTCTGATTACTTAGACTTTTATAAACATAATAAACAATTACTAAAAGAGAATTAAGATGAAAAGAAAATACGTTTATATAGTTTTTAAGTTAAACCAGAAGTATTATCAAAATATAAACCAAGACTTAAAAAAGTTTGGGTTTAAATACATTACGGCTCACATACCAGTTATTAGTGTTTTATCAAAAACTATAAAAAAACAGGATATTTATGAAGATATACCAATGTTATTTATATATGGTTTTTTAAGATTACCAGTAGAATTTGCTTTTGATAGGTACATACTTGAAGACATTAGAAGGACTATACCTGGTATAAATGCTTTTTTAAAAACTGTTCAATTCTTACACAGCAAGAAATTAAAGAAGAGGATAGATAATGCTGATATCTTTGATGATTATACTATTGCTAATACCGTTCCACGTAAGGATGTTAAAAGACTTATGAGGATGGCTAAGAACAATGAAATATATGACCTTGATTCAGTAACTAGGATTATTAAAGGTGATTACTTAATACTAAGAGGTTATCCATTTGATGGGCTAGAAGCTATTATACAAGAAATTGATATTGAAAATAAAAAAGTACAAGTTCAGATTTTAGCTGGAGAAGGAGTTATAAACACTAAAGTTGATTTTCAAAATATCATTTATTCTGTTTATAGAAATTTTGATGAAGAGAGAAATAATTCAATACCAGTAGACAAATTAATTTATTATGATGAAAGCAGAAAACCAGAAGATGAATAAAGCTCAGCAAAAAGCTTGGGCGTGTTTAAGAGATCCAGAAAAACAATCATTATATCTTATCTTATCAAATGGGTTATCAACTTGGGAAGCTGGTGAAGTAATAGGGTTACATCATTATAAATATTTGGAATTAAAATCTAGGTCAGAGAAATTCTTTAAAATGTTTACAGATTTCTTTACTATGTACCCAGATTTAATAAGACCAGGGGTTATTAATGAGAATGTAAGAGATTACTTTGATGCAGCTATAATGAAACGTTTAGATAAAGATGAATGTGTAAACTATGCTGGAGATAATAAATTTAGATTACTAGCTACCAGAAGAACTTCTATTGTAACGGCAATCAACAAATTGAAAAGTTCAGATAACCAATGGGACAAAGATGCTTGTAAACTAATTGTAGAATTTGATAGATGGAATAATTTTAGAATACTACCAAAAGAATTACAAGCTCCATCTGCTTATAATCGTAGGAAAGCAAAAAAAGAAAAATCTTATATTAAATATTTAAAGAATTTTCCAGAGCCAACTCTAGCTAAATTAATAGACTTAATTTACTATAATGGGAAACCATTTAGAACATTGTATTTTGTGGCTCTATCAGAAACATTATCAGATGAAGGCTACATTATAGTACCATTCAAAAAATCTACAAAAAATATCAATCATTTAACTGGTCTTAAATTTTATATTTTTGAAGATATACTAGATGCTGAGCTATTTGGGCAACACATCAAGAATTATTTTGAATTAATAACCTCTTCTAAAGAAGGTCATCTATTTTGGAAAGAATATCGAAAGATTATAGAAAAATCTTTTAATTATAAAACCATAACCAATATAGATATATTTAATGATACATTAGATAACTTTTAATTAGGCCAATTGAGATGGTTGAGATGTAGTTAAAATTTATTTTTTTACATTTATATTTGTATCATAATTTTAAAAAGCAATTAAAAAACCCAATAAACTCTATAAAAACTATACATATTTATATAATAAAAAGCAAACATGGCTAAGAAAAAATCTAAGATTAAAATTGAAAAAATGACCTCAGCAGAAAAGAAAGCCAAAAGGACTTCAAATAATGTGGGTGGTCAAACTTCTTATTCATTTCCAGAAATTAAAAAAATAGCAATTACTTTGGGGATGCCATTCCCAGATGCTACTGATTCAGATTATTGGAGATTGCTTTCTTATGTAAATAATACCAATGAAAAACCAGATCCCAGTTTGGTTGAAAAATATGATAACTGGGTAGATGAACAACTTGAAAAATTAGGCTATGACAAGAATGACCCAATGAGAAGTAATCAACTTCGATTGGGTTATCTTAGTGAAGAGGCCAGAATGAGACAATCATTAGGTATTAAGAAAAAGAAAGAAAAACCAGTAAAAGAAGTTTCAGAAAAGAAGAAACATGAAAGGGATGAACATAATCTCTGGAAAGGGACAAAAAAGTCGTACACTTTTGAATTAACTAAAAAAGGTTATGACTTAGAAAGAATTCAACGTAGGGTATTAAAAGCGTTCCCAGAAGCTAATGCAAAATCCATTAAGCAATGGCACAGGGCTGCACTAAAAAGAATTAAAAATGGATAATATAGAAAAACTTGAAAAGATGGCTCAAATTATTGAGTCATGTCAAACTAAAGAACAAGTAGAAGCTTGTTTATCATTTTCAGATTTTCAATCAACATTCTTCCAAAGAGATGATGAAGATAGTAGATTAATAGTAAAAGATATGGTAATGGAAAGAATGACATCAATGCACCTTTTAAATTAAAACAAATATGAAATTAACCGACAAAGAATTTTTCTACACCTCAGAAGGATTAGTTGATTCAAAACACATTTTGAATACCAATCCAGATAAAGAGATAGATATTAGTTATCTAGATCTTTTAGAAAAAGAGGGAGTCACACTTGAACAATTAAAGGAATTTGAAAAAGAAGGCCTAGACATTTTCAGGTATAAGACTCAAATTACAATCCATGGGATATTCCCAACACTAAAATCCAAAAGGATAGGTGATTACAAATCATTAATTGAAAACAAAAATAGATCTATTGGAGTTAAGTGGAGAGCAATAGACTTAGATAAAAAGAAAGAAGTTTTCAATTTATTCTGTAGATATCATAAAGGGTTTAACATAGTAAGTTCATCTCAACATTTCTTTTTACGAAAATACGACTTTATTAACGATAAAGAGGATTTTGAAAAGAAGTATGCCGAACTAAAAGAGATAGCTTGCAAGATTGATAAAAAATTATTTTATGGTAATGTTAGTATATTCACAGCTAAATATATGGGTCAACTATTATTAGTTATGGATATAAGATTAAATGCTATTGATAAAGCCAACATACCTAATTTTATTACTAAAGCTACAGGGGTAAAATACCAAGACATCTTGAATGAGATTAAATTAGAAAATGAAGCTAAAGAGAAAGAAACATTGAGAATCGAAAAACAAAAAGAAGCTAACAAAGAAGCTAAAAAGAAATATATTGAAGAGAATATAATACCAAAGGGTTTTATTCTAGAAAAGAATTATAGGGTCCTTAAACCTGGAGATATTATATTTGCACTATCAACTTACATTAAACCAGATTATACTATCTCTAAGTTTGCAGAGAATTATTATTTGGTTATCTCAGATAATAATAAAATAAGATATATTAATATCAAAGATGAGAATGATACAGATCCAGAAATTCAAAGGACTAGGCCAATCAATGATTTAGGTGGTAAAGATTTTTATTATAAACCCAAAATAAGGGTTGAAATGAAAGTAAATGACAATCCAAATATCAGAATAGTTGATTATTCAGAAAAAGCTATAGCGGTATATGGTGATACTAAACCATACAAAGGTGAATTAAAAGCCATGGGTGGATCTTACAATTCAAGATTAAAAGAAGGCCCAGGGTGGATCTTTAGAACTTCTAAAAAACAAGAGTTACAAAAGTTTTTTAACCTATGAAAAAACTAATTAAACTATTAATAAACAACTGGTTACTGGTGGTAATGATTATTATTTTAATTCTAGTGTATACCTACATAAACTATAAAAACTATATTAATTTATCCGAAACTGAAAAACCTAAGATTGAACAAAAAGAATTTCCAACATGGCCTTAAAAAATAAAAAATATGACCAAGAAATTAAAAATGCTAGAAGACACTTCTTAACAGATGATATAGTATTAACTGACTTATCACCAGGTGCTAGAAGATACTTAAAGCAAAAGAGATCTTTAAACAAAAAGAGATTAGCTAAATCTTATGTATCTAAATTTGATAAGAGGTTATACTATAATAAGTGGTACCCTTGGTGTTACAAAGGTGATGTTCCAACGGTATATCCACAAGGATTTTATGAATTATGGTATCCAAAGAAAAAATTATTACTAACTTTTGGACCGAATGCTTTAGACTACATCAAATGGATAAAAGGTATCGATGCTGTAGAAAAAGATTTTGCAATTGGCAAGAGTTTATATATAAATGGGTCTTGGGTAAATTATGTTTCCAGGATATATTATCCACCAGAGATAGCATATAACCATAATCATAAGTCTTACAAGATAAAGATTAAAAAAGCACTTTGTAAGGGTAGTGCTAAAGATATAGAAAAATCATTAGTTAAAGTGTTGAAGAAGTATATAGCTAATAGGCCAGTCCTCATTAAAAAACCAAAAAATGTAAAGGCCCATTTAAAACCAACTTTATTCTAAGAACCACTTAAATTATTGGATATCTATTATAATTTGAAAGAAAACCCTATTAATAACATTAAATTTTTTAAAAATGGCTAAGAAAACCAAAGAAAAAAAAGAAATCGGAAGAGTTAACGTAAATGGTATCGAATTCATTAAATATGATGATGGTACATCAACAATGGTAACAACAGTAGAATTGGACGCCGATCAAACTGAAGAACTTTTAGGATCTGAATCTTCAGAAGATGAAGACGATGATGAAGACGAGGATGAAGAAGAAGAAAAACCAAAAGGAAAAAAAGGTGGAAAAAAAGAAGAACCAAAAGGAAAAGGAAAAAAGAAACCAGTAGACGAGGATGAAGATGAGGATGAAGATTCTGATGAAGACGAGGATGAAGATTCTGACGAAGATTCTGACGAAGATGAATTAACACCTGAAGCTTTGGCTGAAATGGATTTTGAAGAATTAGAAGATCTTTGCGACGGTAACGATTTAGAAACTGATCCAGATGATTTTGATGAAGATGATGTTGAAGCCCTAAGAAAAGCAATTGCTAAAGAATTAGGTATGACACTTCCAAAGTCTAAAAAAGAAGACAAAAAAGGTAAAAAAGGTAAAAAATAAGAGAGTAATCTCAAGTATTAATTAAATTTCACAACTTTAGTATGGCAAAAGAAACTAAAAAACCAGACAACAAAAAAGGTAAAGCAGATGATAAAGCTGCAAAAAGAGCTGCCCGTATGGAAAAGCTTAAAAATCGTCCAGAAGGACAAAGAGAAAATTCAAAACAAATTGATGTAATCCCATTTGATGGAGGTCAAATTCAAGTATTTGCCGCTCCAGTACGTAAATATGGATGTATCATTACCGCTATCGCCCTTGATAGTGAAGGTCAACCAGTATCAGTAAGTGTAAGCCACTTAGCTGGATTCAAACCAAAATCCAAAAAAGGCCACGGTACCTTAGTATTAGGTATCCCTGGAGTTAAAAAAGGTAAAGGCGAAGATGAAAGTGAAGATGAAGAAGAAGAACAACCTGAAGAACAACAACCAAAAGGTAAAAAATCTGGTAAAGCTGGTAAAAAAAGAGGTGAAGACTAATCATAAGTAGTTTAGCCCCTATTTGATTATTAATTTTGGAAATGGGGTATGGGCAACTATACCCCATTTTTTTATTAAATATGGATGATTCTAGAGAAATTATTTATTTTGCACTAAGTAATTTAGTTATTTCATATACTGAAGCTCTTAGATTAAATAAAATGAACCAAGATGAAAAGGAAATGACTCAATATATCATTGAAAGATCTGAACAATTAATGAAAGGCCTTGAAGATGAAATTATAAAAGAAACCAACCAACCAATACAGAAACCAAAATGGACCAATACTTAAACAGGGTATTACCCATAGCTAGAAGTATAAAAGACATAGCTGACTTAGCTAGAGTTATCTTAAATGAGGCCATGAATAATGCTAAAAAAGGGAAGTCAACTAAGGTACAACAAACTAGGTTAGAATTACTACAAAAGAAACAGAGTCATTTACTACAAAAACTTGATGATACAGTCAAACTATCAGTAATGAAGACTACTTACCTATTTAATGGTAAATTAAAGGAAGATATATTTACTGGTAATGTAGACGAAATCAAAACCTATCTAGAATACAAGTATGGGGGAGAAGCTATACTAAAAGAAATAGTCAATTTAAGAACTAATAATAAAGAATACCAAAACATACAATCATGACAAAGATAATCCAAACAACAAAAAAAGACGCATCAAAAGATGCTAAATTAGCAGTCCAAGAACGGATTGACTATATGAAAAAACATAAACTTAAAGATGATAAGGACTATTCTAAAGACAAAGTGCATGGTCCCATCTTAGCTAAGTTTGATAAAAGAATTCAACTCGGGCATACTAAAGCTGCTGAGGGTATTAAAGAAAATCAAGAGGCCAAAAAGAAAAGCCTTAAGAAACCTGAAGTACACAAAAAGAAAAAAGATGCTCCAGTTCCTAATACCTATGAATATCCTACTCTCAATGGAAAACCAATGGGCCCAGATTCTAAACGTAAGTTTAGATCTAAAATGAGACCACTTCTCAAATCTGGAATGGCTACGGATAAAGCCTCTAAGATCGTCTTAGAAAAGTATTTCACTAATACATTCCCAGCTAAATCTGGGTCCAAAGTTGAGGGTAAAAAAGAAACCAAAAAGGAAGAACCTAAGGCTAAGAAATTGGTTAAAAAGGTTGTGAAAAAGTCGACTTCCAAAAGAAGCGATGATTAAATTTTTACTATGTTTGTAAGGGTCAGACTAATCATAAGTAGTTTGGCCCTTTTTCGTGGTTAAAAATTCAAACTTTAACTAGGCCTAATCAGAAAGTTAGGATGTGGTTAAAATTTATTTTATTTTATTTATTTTTATTTATATTAATTAAATTAAAAAGCAACAATGAAAAAAGAAATCCAATTACCAACAACTATGACTATTCAGGTATGTAATCCAAATCAATCATTTAGCCTAATAGATAGACTTCAAAACAATCCAGTTAGCCCACTTTGTAGAATTTCATCT